TCTACTGACGATCTAGTTCAGGGTACTCAAGTCCTCGTGTTCGACTGCGGTACCTCTGCTGTCTAATTTAATATAACTTAATTATTTGGGGCCGCCCTGTTGATTACAACGGGGCGGTTCTATTTATGTATGGGGGTGTTGCCCATGTTTCATAAATTATTTGAAATGAAGCTTAAAAGAATTGAAAAACGCGGAGAGCGTCAAAAGCGTAAGCATGAGCTTCAAGCTAAGTATGCGGAATATTATCCCAGCAAGCATAGGAAGGTTTCTAATGTAATGCTTGTTGTGATTGTAATTGCAATTGTTGGATTTGCAATTGCTGATTATATTTTACAGTATTATATGGGAATGGAAATTAGTTCAACTTTGACGACATGTTGGTTTTCATTCTGGGGCGCTGAAATCGTTGGGCTGACAGGAATAAAAGTGAGTAAAGTTTTAAAAACATATAGGCAAGAAAATGAAGAAGATAGTGTAGGGTAAAGAGGTGTAGATTATGGAATGGCACGAGGTTGTTGTAAGCATCTTATCTGGTTTGGCAATAGCTATTCCACTTGTTGTTGAATTAGTAAAGTGGGTTAAGAAAGCCGTAGAGGAAAAAAATTGGCAAGAACTTCTAAAGCTAGTCACCAATCTTATGACTGAAGCTGAATCGAAGTTTCAAAACGGCGCTGACAGAAAAGAATGGGTGCTCACTTGTGTAAAGGCAAGCGCTGATACTATTAATTATAAGATTGATTTAGAACAAGTTGGTAATCTTGTGGATTCTTTGTGCGCTATGTCCAAAATTGTGAATGCGCCAAAGGAAGAAGAAACTGAAGTGAAAGAATAAGGTGGGATTAACGCCCACCTTAAAATATAACTGTGAAATTATATTAAAATATTATTTTAATTTTATATACAAGAATGAAGAAAAGGAGGTGCCATGATGGGAATTTCAATTTTAGAAGCATTACGTCGATCTGTTCGTTCTTTATATGTTAAGATTCCTACTGAGCTTAGTGTATCTGGTAACAAGCTGTTCTTGTCGCATAATGGCACACTATTAGACGAGGGTATTGAATATAATCCTGGCGGCGGTACTGGTGGTGGCAGCGCAGGATATGTCACATTAAAAAATTTATTATATTCATCAAGTATTACAGCTGCGCATGGCAGCACCGTAGAGCTAAAATTCTCATATGCAACTACAGAGGAAACAGATGACGGTAGTGCGAGTATTTATTTGGATGATGTTTTACAAATGACAACCTCAATTAAAAGAGGCGAAAATTCAATTGATATTACAAAATATTTAAGAAGCGGAACTAATAATATCAAGCTAACATGCTCAGATCCCTATGGCAACGAAAGATCTCTTAAATATACTGTTAGCGTTATATCTCTATCTCTTACAACCAGTTTTAGTGACGCAAAACCGTATACTGGTGATTATTTTGAAATTCCATATATTTTAACAGGCGATGGAGAAAAAATAATGCATTTTGAGTTTGACGGAGAGGACATTACTGAAACAGTATCTTCGTCTGGCACAAACTCAAAAAAGACAATTTATTTTGAAACAAGAGGGCATGGAACGTACACATTAAAAATGTACGCGGAAATGGAGCTCTCTGGTCAAACTGTTACAAGCGACGTTTATTATTTTGATATTATGCGCGTAATGGGTACGACGCCTTTGATTAGTTCAGTTTGTGACATTGTTAGCGCGAAACAGTACGAAACAGTTGGTATTCCATTTGCTGTTTATCATGCGACAGATGCTGCGCCCGTTGTTGACCTTATTATTAGTAAAGACGGTGTAGTTCATTCTCAAAAAACAATGACTGCGAATCGTGGAGAGCGAGTTATTTGGCATGCAAGAACAACAATAGTTGGTAATGTTGATTTTACTATTTCATATGATGGCGTAAGCAAAACTCATACTATTGCTATTACAGAAAGCGATATTAATGTGTCTGTAAGACAAAATGATATGGCATTTGAGTTGAGAGCCGCTGGAAAGTCAAATAATGACACAGATAAAGATGTGTGGGTTAGTAGCATTGGAGATGTATCTGTAGATTTTGAAAATGTTGGCTGGAATGTTCAGCAAAAAACATTTATTGTAACAGGCGCTGATTCTGGTTCAGAAATAAAGAAAAAATATGCAATTGGCACTGGATGGGCTACCGATGACAACGGTGATACTGCACTGAGATTGTCAGGAGATGCGAGAGCTACAATCAACTTTAAGCCATTTGCTGAAGACTGGACTACGTCAAAAACAATTGAGATGGAATTTGCAATTCGCGATGTTAATAACCGTGACGCAGTTGCGATTTCTTGTATGAATAATAATGTTGGTTTTAAGATTACTGCGGACACGGCTTCTTTGATTCGAAATAATGTTCCTATTGTAGAAGCGAAGTATGTAGATGATGAAAAAATTCATTTGGCGTTTGTAGTTGAAAAGCAGGTTATGAACGATCATACTGTTAGACTGGTTACATCTTATTTGAATGGTGTGCTGTCTAGCGCGGCTACGTTTGCTGAGAGTGATTCTATATTTCAAAATCCTGCCGTTAATATATCTGTCGGGTCTTCTGACTGTTCTCTTGACTTATACATGATGCGCTTTTATGATGTTGCTCTTACTAGTCATGAGTTGAGAGACAATTATATTGCGGATAGCATGGATGCAGATCTATTGGCAGATAATGATGTTTATGTTAATGGTGCAATTGAATATAGTAAGCTAGAAAACAAGATTCCAGTTATGAGAATTACTGGCGAACTTCCTTCTAAAAAGGCGGATTCAAATAAGAAAAAGGGCGGCAGAGATTATCCTGTTGATGTAATTTATACAAATAAAAGCCCAATTCCAAGTATTCAAGAGAATAATGTGTTAATCCATGTACAAGGCACGAGCTCCGAAGGATATATCAGAAAAAACTGGGACCTTGATTTTGAAAATGAATACCAACACATGGATGGACAGTTGCCAACCGACTATTTTACTATGAAAGCTGACTATGCAGAGGCTACAGGCACGCACAATACCGGCAATGCAAACTATGTGCATACTTTTTATACTGCAGATAAGTTTAGTGATGATGCGCCTTTTGTCATTGATCCACGCGCAAGGTCGACGATAGCTGGATTTCCATGTGTAATTTTCCATCGCAAAACAGAAAGTGAACCATATACCTTTGCTGGAAAATATAATTTTAACTTTTCAAAAGATTCTGAAAATGTATTTGGGTTCACAGCTACTCGTGAAGATGGCACTCCAATTTACCCAAAAATTCAGTCATGGGAATTTTGTGAAAACAAATATCTTGCATGTAGGTTTAGACAAGACCCAGATGCTTCAGATATTACAGAAGATAATTGGAAAGAATGGTTCGATGACAGATATCTTTACGATGGCGGTGACCTAGAAGACTTTAAAATTATGTATCGCTGGGTTTATTCTACCTGCCAGGACAATGCAACAGGAGAAAATCTTGCCGATGCTTATGTGGATGTTGACGGTGTAACTCATACTAAAGATACAAAAGAATATAGGTTGGCAAAATTTAAGACAGAGTTTAAAGAACACTTTGATTTAGATTTTAGTCTTGTTTATTATTTGTATACTTTTGTAATGTTGATGTGTGACCAGAGAGCAAAAAATATGTTCTTGACTTCATGGGATGGAATCATATGGCATCCGTGGCTATATGACAACGATAAAAATTTTTATGTCGTTGTAAAACCTTTTCTAATATACGGCGAAAATCATGAGAATGATAACGCCTAGGAAAATCATAAATAAGTTTTCGATATTTATTACTAATGATAAAGAGGTGTAATTAATTTTATGCCAAGAGTTAATGTGCTTGAAAAATATATCTATTTAATTGGGCAAAAAATCAATAAATGGACCGTTTTAGAATTAAAGCGTGATAGAAGAAATTGCGACGCTATATGCATGTGTGAATGTGGGAATATAAAACCCGTCAATGTATACAATCTTATTAACAATAAAACTCAAGATTGTGGATGTGGCAGAAAAGCAATGCTTAGAGAGGCAAGAACTAAAAATTTAGTTGGACAAAGGTTTGGAAAACTTGTTGCTGTAGAATTGTTGGAAGAGAGCAATAAATTTAATCGCAGGCTGTATAGATGTAAGTGCGACTGCGGCAATGAAATCATTGTTCCAAGCAGTTGTTTGACCACAAATCATACTTCTTCGTGCGGATGTATTCTATCATATTACAACATGTATATTGACATTTTATTGGATAAACTTAATGTTAAGCATAGGCCAGAATATACAATAACTATTGATGGACATAAATTTAGATATGATTTTTATTTATGTGATTATAATTTAATTATTGAATATGATGGCGAACAACATTATATGCCAGTTAATTTTGGTGACAATGATCCAATTAAAATGGAAGAAAATTTAAAAAGGGTTCAAGAACATGATCGTTTAAAAAATAAATATTGTGAAGAAAATAACATAAGCCTTTTAAGAATCCCGTATTGGGAAAAATATAATATCGATAAACTTATTCACGATTGCCTACAACGACTGAACGAAAAGGATCTTGCTAAAACAGCTTAAGCAAGATATGTAACAGTCTGAACTGCAACTATAATCTAAAAATGAAATTGCAGAGGGAAGGTCGGCGGTAACCAGACCGTCTTGGAAGAACCTTCCCCGCTTGTAGAAATACAAGTCATAAAAGTAACAGAGTGACATGTTTAGGCATTAATAATGAAGGCTATCTTCGTTACGATTATTACCATGAAGATTTAGGACAAAACGATGCTGTTGGCGCAACCAACGTGTATAACGGATATGATTCCGTGCTATGGAATAACTTTGCAGAAGCATTTAAAGATGATATTCAAAAAACATATAGCTCGTGGAGAAGTGGATATTCTCCGCTATTAAGTTACAATAATGTTATGAAATATTTTATAACAGATCAGTCTGATAAATGGTGTATATCTATTTACAATGAAGACGCAGAATACAAGTATCTATCAATGTACAGGAATGGCGACGACTCTTCTTTCTTGTATCAAGTTAAAGGCACAGGCGAAGAACACTTAAAGTATTTTATAAAAAATCGTTTGATGTATTGCGACTCAAAGTGGCAAGCAGGCGATTTTATTAATAAGGATACAAATACTATTTTATTGCGCCTAAACTCCCCTGACGGCATTGAGGATGATGCAATTAAACCAGATATGACGATTAAGTACAAAACATTCTCTAATATGTATACTGGTGTGCGTTATGGTACTAACGGCATATTGTCGTCTATATACACAGACAGAGGCAAACTAGTAGAACATAAAATGCCAGATGGTGAAGACCCAAATAACCTTGATACATATATTTTTGGTGCCAACGAAATTTCTGAGCTTGAAGATATGTCGTTATTGTATGCAAACTTAATTAATATTAGTGCAGCAAGCAAATTAACAAAGCTAGTAGTTGGCAATAGTCATCCAAATTATAAAAACGATGTTTTAAAAAGCCTGTCATTTTCTAATAATAGACTGTTGAGAGAAGTAAATGTATGCAATTGTACTGGACTGACAATGACGCTTGACTTCTCGCTATGTCCAGATATTCAATATATTTACGCTACTGGTAGCAAGATTTCAGGTGTACAATTGCCAGATTCAGGTTTCTTAAAAGTCATTCATCTACCTGAAACGGTTAGTAACCTTACATTTGTAAATCAGCATCACATAGAAGAATTTATTTGCGAAGGATATGGCAATGTTACTACGATCAAGATAGAAAACTCCAATAACATTCCATTGCAAGATATTTTACTTGGTTGTGATTCTTCTGTGTTGGCATCCGTATCTGTAAAAAATATTAATTGGAATGTTAGCTCTGAGGAAAATCTACAGATAATTGTTGACAAACTAATAGCATGCAATGGATCGGTTGTTGAAGGTGCAGTTTATTTGCCAAGTGGCGTAACTGTATCGGATGATCTAAAAGTTACAATTCATCAGAACTTTCCAAACTTAAATGTTATTGATGATAATCCAGTATTCTACATTGACTATTTTAATTTTGATAATACAATTTGGGATACTGAAATGGTAAGTGCAGGCGAAGATGCAATTGGTCCACAGAAAGGTGATCCAGATGATATTGTGCAAGAAGCATTTGGATTAAGACACTTGTTTGTACAATGGAAAGCATTGCCTGTTAATGTAAATAAAAATCATCAGATTGATGCAATATGGCAAACTCAATATTGGGTTAAATATTATGATAGCGACATATTGCTGTATGATTATTGGGCAGATCAAGGTAGCGAAGCAAAAGATCCAGTGTTAGATGGACCTATACCAGCACCAGAAAAACCTGGCAATGATGAGTTGCGATATTCGTTCAATGGATGGGACAATTTGCCAACGAATATTCAAAAATCGACAAACATAAACGCCCTCTGGTCCAACGTTTACCCCGTCCGCTTCTATGCAGCAGAAACCTCTACAATCCCACACTATGTACAATGGGTTAAAGAGGGCGAAGATGTTCATGATCCAATATCAACAAATGAGTGCGCTGCACCAAGTGACATTGTAACTGAAGATATTACACATGTGTTCTCTAATTGGAACAACATCCCGACAAATATAACTGCAATTACAAATGTATATGCAGAATACTCACCGTTCTGGGCTGTGCGCTTCTATAATGGTTACATCCTGGAAGACACTCAGTGGATACCAACAGGTGGATCTGCTGTAGACCCAGTTAAGTCAGGGCGCATTGTAACTCCTACAAGAGAAAGTACTGCACAATATGATTTTACATTCTCTGGTTGGGAAGGTAATTACACAAATGTAACTGATCCTAGAAAAATTATGGCTACATTTGACTCGACTATTAGAAGATACACTGTTTATTTCTACAATGATGACGAGATATTGCAAACAATTGAAAACGTACCATATGGAACTGCAAATGTAACTTACACTGGCAGCACGCCAGTAAAAACAGGAGTGGATAATCCAGAAGAGTACGTGTTCAAAGGATGGGTGCCAGCACCAGAAAACATTACTGGTGACACCGAATGCTATGCGCTATTCAAGTTTACTGGATATATTTTCGGAAAATTGAGTAATGATAGCGAATATGGCACTGTGGACAATCCAAACTGGGATGCAATTAATGCTTATTGGACCATAATTGGCTCCGATGTTGACGCTTACATAAGTGGATCTATGAGTAAATACGATTTCTACGCAAAGTATCAAATGGGTGGACGAATGATTATTCCTATTGCACTTTCTGGCAGTGATAATATCGTTGCCGATGTTGAAATCATTGCACGCGATCATGACGATTTGGCAAGCGGCTCTGGTAAAGCTCCGCTAACATTCTTCTGTAAAGATTTGCCGCAGATAACTAAACCAATGAATGCAGAAAAAGACAATGATGGAGGATGGGAGTTGTCTGAAATGCGCACGTTCGCTAATGGTGAATTGTTTGACGCATTGCCGCAAGAGCTCAAGGCATTAATTAAGCTTGTAGCTAAAATTTCTGACGGAGGCGCAACTTACAAGGCGTTAGTTACAACACACGATAAGATGTGGCTCGCATCGTATGACGAGGTTGGTTTTGTTGACGATGCTACGTATGGACTATTGGGTCAAGGCACTTGGTATAAAGACGTGTTCCCAACAAAAAATAGTCGTGTAAAAACAATTATAGATGATACTGCTGCGGCTGGCTGGTGGTTGCGTTCCTCTCACTATGGAAGCATAGATAGCTCCTTGTTCATTCAGGTTACTAAAACTGGCGGTAAGTATTGTTACTTCCCGTCAAGTGCACTATATGTGGCATTTGGATTCTGCATATAAAAAAAATAATACAACACACAGGGCAAGTTTGGAAAGATGACTTGCCCTTTTCTCTACAATTTTGGAAATGATAAATTGAAAGGAGATCGCTTATAATGGCTGAAAAAAAGCTTCATGGACGTATTGTGCATAAGCATGATACTGCCTCAAATTGGGCCAAAGCAACCAGTTTTGTGCCCATGAAGGGCGAACTTATTATATATGATATTGATGACACACATGATTATGAACGTTTTAAAATTGGCGACGGCAAGACTACTGTAAATGCGCTGCCGTTCGCAGGTTCAACTAATGATTATACTATTACAGAAAAGAACAAACTAGCTGATATCGAAAATGGTGCTAATAAAACAATTGTTGATAGCGCACTTTCTTCGTCTAGCACCAATCCAGTACAAAATAAAGTTATTTATGACACTTTTGATAGCCTTGTTGGCGACGACCCAGTGTCAGATCAAATTACAAAAGCAATTGCTGATAAAGTTGATTCTAAGGATGCGATCACAGGTCTGTCTGCGTCGGGCCAGACTGTAACATACACTAAGGGAGATGGTACTACTGGTACCATTACCACTCAAGATACACATATTACTTATTCTGCTGGTACTGGCATTGCGCTGGATGGTACGACATTCAGCAACTCTGGTGTGCGCTCCGTAGCCACTGGTTCTGCTAATGGTACTATTTCTGTAAACACAAATGGCATTAGCGCAAATGTTGCAGTTAAGGGACTAGGTTCTGCTGCATATACGGCTTATACCGCCTATGATGCGGCTGGGGCGGCAAACAGTGCATTGACAGACGCGAAGGAATATGCTGACGAACTATATGAAGGCATTACTCCTGAAAGTATTGGTGCGCTACCGATTACTGGTGGCAATATCACTGGTTATTTTAGACTTAAAAACCATGCGAAATACCCTGAATTTAGTTTCTGGCCTAGCTCACTTGCATCGGTGGCAAGTAAAATGATTGCAAATGTTGCAATGTCTGATGAAGTCATCACTTCTAATCATTTATCTTTTAGAGAGTTGAGTTACGAGTCTGGAACTAATAATATGTTGCAAACGTATGAAAATTACAATCTGCCTCGCGTCGATGCGGATAAAACCACAAATAACAATTACGACATACTCACGACAAAAAATCCTGTCACAGTTGCTCAAGGTGGCACAGGCGCAACGACAGCAGAGACAGCTTTAACGAATCTTGGTGCAGTATCTCAAGATGCATTCGATGCGCATAGCCATAGTTATATTGCGACTACATCTGAAAGTGGTTCATCTTCGTTTGTAGATTATAGAACACTTTCTTTTAAGGCTGGCACTGTACCTTATGGTGATACTGTAGATGGAAGTTATAACAGCCCATATGGCGCATATACTAGTGGAGGAAATCAAGTTGACTATGGTTCTTTGCTAAGAGCGAATTTTTCTAATGCTTATTATACCGATCTTTGGTTTGATGCTAATAGAAAAACACTAACATATAGACAAGTGATAAATGGTGTTTCTCAAGGCTGGAAGCAATTGGTGGACACCAGTGGCGCAACTATGACTGGTACACTTATTGCGGGTGGAGGATTTACTGTTAAACAAGAAAGCACTTGGCCTGCTATTGATTTTCAATGCGGCAGTGGTAACGATGGCTCGTTTGGCCTTGCCACAGGTACATCGACACTGAATCGAAATTATTTCTATTTCCGCGAGAAGAGTCAAAATTCTTCTGACTACAGTTCGCTGAGTTATTATGAGGACTATAGATTACCTTATCCCGACAAAGACCGTACTAGCAATGGCACATATTATATTTTAACCACCAAAGATGTTGTCACTGTTGCACAGGGCGGCACTGGAGCTACAACAAAGGCCGATGCTCGTACAAATCTTGGTATAAAATCAGGCACATCACTTCCTGAAAGTGGCACAGTGGGAGACATTTTCTTCCTGCACAATTAATTGGGGGTGAAATATATGGCGACAGTTTCAATTTCCGCTCCTTCAAGTAAATTCTCATATTTTACTTTAAATAATCAATCAGATATTAGTGCTGGATATAACATTCAATTTGTTGACAATGGACGTATGTATATTGGAGCAGAAGCTTCATCTGGCACTAGTACTGGTGGTCGAGTTGGAGTCTTCGGTTTTAAATTGTATGATATTACAGATCGAACACTTATACAAGGCATTGAATCATTAAGCTTTAAAATTTTTACAACCAATTCTGCAGTGGGATGGAATGGTTGTTCGGCAAGAATAGAATATATTGGTACAACTGCAACAGCTCTTCAGGCTAATTGGAGGGTTGGTTCTAGTTCTGAAACAATTAGTCTTAAAGAGAATGCCAATGCGACAATTACTACAAGTAATCAAGAAACTTGCTCTAATTTTGAAAATTTGATTAAGAACGCCGTATCTGGTCAATATTATTATTTTCGTTTGGTAAGAGAGAGTGGAATGGGCGCTCGTATAGATGAGAATATTGAATTAACAATTAACTATTCTGGTTCTTCTGCTAAACGTTTAGTCTCTTATATTTGGGGAACCTCTACACAAACATACACGTACCCTGAAACGGCAATGACAAGCAACTCTTCTGCAAATTGTGTCGCTTCTGCAAGTTCAGTATATGGTACAAATTATGCTGCATGGAGAGCTTTTAACAAAAGCAATTCAGACCATTATGGTTGGGCAAGCTTAGATTCAGAATCAGAACCGTGGATACAATTACAAATGCCACAGGCGCTAGAAAATATTACAATAAAGCTTGTAAATAGAACGAAGGCAACTGGAGTTGAAGTAAATGGCCCTAAGGCTGGTTATGTACAGGGTAGCAATAATGGAACTTCATGGACACCACTTGCAAGTTTTAGTGGCTTTGATGGAACTACTTCTGCTGGAGTTTCTGGAACAATTTCATGCAATAACTCTATTGCTTATAAATATGTTCGAATTACACTTACTGAATCTGGTGGTGCTATAGGTGAAATATATATAACTGGAACTAAAACTCTGCCAGAAGGTTGGATAGAGGCAACTCCCTATGTTTACACTTCCAGTGGTTGGGAAAAGGCCACAGCGTATAAATTTTGATAACTTTAATTAGTTATATATTTAGAAACAAACGTAATTTAAAGAGGTGAAAGAATATGAAATGTGATTTAAACACAGTTATAAAAATTGCAGAGTCTCAGGTGGGCTATTTGGAGAAAAAGACAAATGCAAATCTTGATGACTTTACAGCTAATGCTGGTAAAAATAATTACACAAAATATAATCGTGAATATTTGAAATGGAAGGCTGGTGGCGCTCAGCCAATGCAGTGGTGCGCGGCGTTTGTTTCTTGGTGTTTCGTTGAGGCATACGGTCTTGATACGGCGAAGAAATTACTTTGCGGCAATGTGCACTGTTACACACCATACGGCGCTAAGTACTTTAAAGATAAGAATAGATACATCAAGAGAGGTGAAGGTGCGCCAAAGCCTGGAGATGTAGTGTTTTTCTATTCTTCAAGTAAGGGTCGCATTGGACATGTTGGTATCGTTTACAATGTAACTAGTTCTAGAGTATATACCATTGAGGGCAATACATCTGGTGCGAGCGCATTGGTAACCAATGGCGGTGGCGTGTGTAAGAAGTCTTATGCACTAACATCTACATATATAGATGGTTATGGCCGTCCAGATTATGACAGCACAGATAGTGTTGTAGTTAAGACATACAAGCTAGGTGATCGTTTACTTGAAAAGGGTTGCAAGGGCAATGACGTAAAAGAGCTCCAGGAGGCGCTAATTAAGCTAGGTTACCTCGCAGCAGACCAAGCTGATGGTGATTTTGGTAGTATTACCGAAAGTGCTGTTAAGAAGTTTCAAGCTGCCAATGGATGTATCATCGACGGTCAGTATGGTGCAAATAGCCACGATGCAATGAGTAAGGCGCTACCTGTGACTGCTAAAAATGTTGTTACAATTACTGGTAATGCAGTTAATATACGTAGAGGCCCTGGCAAATCATATGGCATACTAAAGACTTCTCGCAAGGGCGACAAGTTTGACCGCGTTGATTCAAATGATTGGATGTGTGTGAAGCATGACGGCGCTGTTTGCTGGGTTTCTGAGAAATACATAAACAATGGTGTTTGTACAGCTAGTGCGCTAAATGTGCGCAAGGGGCCAAATACTGATTACAAGTCTGTTGGCTTTGTTCAAAAGGGACATAAGTTTACAGCGGTTGATACTAGTGAATGGATTCCAATTTTAATTGATGGCGTAATCTATTGGGTGTCCGCGAAATATGCGAAGTAATACATGGAGCAGTTTGAATTAAGTTAATATGTATAAGGCTCCACTATAAAAGTGGGGCCTTATTTTTTTATGGGGAAAAAGGAGTTGATGGAATATGCTTATTGCTGGAATTGATGGAAGTACAAATAGCACAGGCGTTTCAATTATGAGAGACGGTAAACTTGAATTTTATGACTTAATTGACTTACACAAAGAAAAAGACGCAATGAAGCGTATTCAAAAAATGCTATTAAAAATTTGCGAAATTTTGGATCGTTATAAACTTGATGCAGTTTATATGGAAAAGTCAATACTTAAAAGCAATGTAGACACGGTTCAAAAATTGGCAAATTTAGCTGGGGGCATGATGTTGTATTGCGCCCAGAATGGAATTGAATTTAAACATCCTTTGCCACCTGAATGGCGTGCAAAAATAGGAATCAAGCAATCGAGCAAAATAAAGCGCGAAGTGTTAAAGGAGCAGGCAATATTAGCTGTAAAAAATGAATATTGGATTGATGTAAATGATGATATTGCTGAATCAATACTCATTGCAAGAAGCGCTTTTGATTTACCAAAGCTTGAGATTTCAGAGGATGATTTGTGGTGTTAAATTGGGAATTATGCTGTGAGCAGCTTTATATAGAGATTTGAATTAAAAAGGAGAAATGAGTTATGAAGATTATGGAATTTATTGAATATATGCAGAAGAACACTACCAGAACAATGAGAGATGACCAGATTCAGCAGATGGTTCAAAAGGTGCTTGGAGTTAAAACGTATCTCAGCATCAAGGAAAAGCGCAACTTGATTGATAACATTATCAATGCATGTATTTTATATGAGAATGGCATTTATAAGTTTGATGGTATCGACAAGTATGTTTATTTGACTATGTACACAATTGATGCTTATACGAATCTTGAATTGAGTACCGACGTAGAGAATGATTTTGATATGCTTTCTGAAGCAAAGCTACTACCAATTGTTGTTGGCGTAATGCAAGAGGAGTACAACGATGTTAATATCTTATTCCAAATGCAGTGTGATGCAATTCTAGAAAATAACTCCGTAGAGTCGCTAATGGGCAAGCTTGTTGGAAATGTTACTGTGTTTTTAGACGATGTGCTTAATTCACTTAAGAAAATGACAGATTTTAAGCTTGGTGAAAATGTTGACGCGCAGCATATTTTAAAAATTTTAAACGCATTCCAGGGAGCTGATGGTAATGGCTAAAGATATTTCTGCCAAATTTAGAGCAATTGAACGGCAAAGTTATCAAGCAGGCATTGCGGTGATGCAAGATGTGGCAAGAGCTGCCATAAGAAAGGCGAGGAATGAAGTTGCTATGAATTGCTTGAGGAGATATTATGCATATTATAAACCAAAGATGTATATAAGAACAAAAAATTTGCAAAGGGCAATAACTCCTATTCTGCGCCAGCGTCATGATAAAAATAAATACACTATATTACTTGGTATTCATTTTGACTCAAGCAAATTAAACGGAGTGTATCAAAGCAATTCGTGGTATCACCAATCTGGTGGCAAATGGGTTAGCAGAAATGACTCTAGCTTTAACTGGAAAGGTCAAAATAATGGTATTGTTGACCCAAGCTGGGTGTTAGAGAATTTTTTGGAAGGAAGACACCCTGACATGTATAGTTTCAAACAAGACCCAACTACTACACATGAAGTAATGACTGAATTTTTCGAAGAAGATATGGCTGGACTGCTTGCAGGACTTATTGCAGTTGAGTTTCCAAAGGCAGTTAAGAATTTTCTTGGTATATGATGAGGTGGTAAATAATGGCGAATGGAAATGTGTTAGGCACATATGAGTTTCAATTTAATTTTAATGCAAAAGATGCAAAGAAACAGATATTGTCAATTTCTAATGACTTTAAAAGTCAGTTGCAAGAGATGGATACCGCCTCAAGCAAGATGTCCGTACTTAGCAACATAGTTGGTTATTTAGAAAAACTAGACAAAGCGCTCGATCAATTTAAGGCAGAGCATAAAGATGACTTTAAAAATATGTTTGCTGGGTTAGATGATCAGCTGGCAGGCTCTTTGAAGTCTATGCTTGGTATGTCAATGCAAGATTGGGACAAGTTGACTGGAATAAAGGGACGTATTGATGCCGCGAAAGCCAATAAAGCTAAACTTCCAGAGTTACGCGCAATAGCACAAGATCTTAATTCTTTGTTCACAATGATCGGAGACAGGGAATTTATTGATATTGATAAAATGTTTAAACAAGGCAAGGGTGTTAACGCTAAATTTGATGATCGTATCAAAATTTTAAGTAATGCTCTTGACGAATTTTACATGTCTTACCAGTTTGTTACTAATTCTATTAAAGATGGATTTGGTACAGGTGGTATGGCTGGTATTAGCAAGATGAGCGAAGAGGCCAAACAAGAGGCTCAGGCGCTTAGGGATTCGGCTAGAGAACTAAGAGATGCACAACAGCAGATGTTGATGGCGCAATCAGATATACATAGCGCCGAAAAAGGGAACAAGGGCATTCAAGAAAAGTATAGAATAGATTTGACTGCAGACGCAGTTCGTGGTTTAATCGACGATTATGAAAGCCTAGATAGTAAGTTACGTGATAGTAAATTGTCAGCAAAAGAATACTGTGACACTTTGTTGCAAATGTCTGAGGTTATTATCAAGTTAAAAAATGCACAAAAGGCAGTTGAAGCCAACGAAGACTTTAAGGGTGTTTTATCAAACGAATCTGGTTATACTGGTGGTAATACAGCTCGTCCACAAGATAGCTTTTTATCTGGATCATTATCTTTGTATTCTAAAGTGCTATCAAAAGATCTTATGGATAGACGCATGGGGAATCAATTTGCTGTTTATATTCAGGATATAATTGATCAGAAAATGCAGCGATTTGTTGAACTTGTTCCCAACATTATTGGCAACGGACTGAGTGGAACACACGGTACTGGTTCTGGAACAGGAGATGGTTCAGGATCTGGTATAGGTGGTCTTTCACTTGATAAGTTAAAAGCTGAGCTAGATAAATATAAATCTATGTTTGAGCAGTCTCTAACTCCTGATTTAGAAGAAGACGAGTTAGTAAGGCTAGAAGAAGAGTGCGCGAAGATAATAAATGGGCTTGTTGAAATATGCCGATTAAGTGAAAGCGCAGGTGACGAGTTTAGAGACATATTTGTCGATTATGAAGAAGACAATATAGATTTTAATGAGCTAACTGCTCAAGTGACTAAATTTTTAGGTATATCTGACCAAATTTCAGATAGTACGTTTAAAGGCGTCGGTCAACATGCAGTAACTGCCACGGAATACATCCACGCTATGACAAACGCCATCAGAGAAATGTTTGATGTGTTGTCTAAGTCATCTGATATTGAATATAAAGCGCTTATTGGTGGTACAGATATTGCTATAAGGGCGGGGCAAGAAGGTGAAATATCAGCAAAAACTACCGCAGAAGCTTTTTTGGCGAACTTGATGCAGGATACCGATGTAGAAGCGCATAGCCATATGGGACGCGGTTCCTTTATTAATGCACCAGACTTTTTACAAGCAAAACGTCATCAGTATGGTGGTTTAGCTAAAATAAGTGCCGTTATTGGAGGCAAAGATATTGTAACCTTGGACTTGTCAAAAGTTAAAATGGAGGATGCAGATGTCGCTTATAAAAAATTACAAGAAGTAACAAGCGGTAGTGGACGGACAGAGATTCCAGTAGAAGAGCTAAATAAAATTTTAACAGATATCAATCCAGAATATACGGATGTTGCTAGAAAATGGGATCCCTCAAACTTCCGTGAATTGGCTACATATATATATAGTGTAAAACAAAGTGCCGAACAAAGCATTGGTCCGTTAGAGAAGTTACAACAGCTATTAAATGTTTTAGCTCATTCGAAGGTAATTAATTATTCAAAATACAGTGATATGTTGAACGGTCTCACAAAAGACAATGTTGGCGAAGTATTTAATCATATTGCAAAGGCAGAAGGTATAACAGAAGATAATGAAACATTACAGGTAGACGCGGGAGACATATCAACAATTTCTGTTGATGCACTTATTGCAGATATCCAGAGAAAAAAAGATTTATTGGATGAAAAGCGAAAGGCTCTTCAAATTACATATCAAGAGATTGAAGATATTGCGGAAAAGTATGCGAAAACTAGAAGTTCAAAAGATAGTGAGGAGCGTAATTTTTTTAAGCAATATTTTCATGCGAGCGAGTTGCCAGAACTTGATAAGCTATTTATAGATAAAGCATCTGGAGACATTGGAATGTCTGATGTTGTTAAAAATATTGCAGCTAGATTTGGTGTACAGGAACCGTCTCATGCGGAAGAAACCGTACAACAAAGCGCAGAAGAGCAGGCGGAAGCAATAGAATATGCAAAGAAAATACTAACTAAAGCATGGCAAGATTATTATAAGGCAGCGCAAGATGCAAAAGAAGCTGGGATTAGAATTGAAGATGGCGAAGTTTCTGAAGAGATGCAAAACATCCAAAATTCTATCACAAAGATGGTGGATCAATGGAAAACTCGTTTGCCAAATGGAAAAGATGCGTCATGGCATTTAGCCGCCTTGGATGGCTACATTACAGATGAAAAAGAAGCATGGACATTTGATGAGATCAAACACAAGATAAGTGAGGCTTTTGACGACAATAAGATCACTCTTGGCATCCCACTAGATGAAATTAAAAAGCAAGCTAGTGGGCTAGAAGAACTACAAGAAGAAATAAAATCCACGGCCCAAGCAGCCGAACAAACAGGAGAGGCCACAAAAAATGCTCAAGCCGCAACAGCCACCAGCGAGGCAGAAGTCGCACAAATGGGCGAGCTTGCAGGAAAAGTCAAAGAAGTTACAGAATCCGTTGAAGCGAAAACTAGAGCATTTGGAGAGGAAGCAGTTGCAGTAGATGAAGTTGTGACTAAAGAAATTGAATCTCTGGATAGATTAAAAGAATATCTTGAAAATCTACAACGATTAATTTCTCAAATCTTTTCAGGCGAGCAGTTGAAAATTGGAGAGCTTGATGGTATTGACGAAAATGAAAAAAGTAATACTGGCAAGAGTTCAATTCCTGGCTTGTTAGGTGAAATCTCAGCGCACCTCAGTTCTATTTGTGGAATTTTAGAAGGCGTCACTGGTGTTAAATCAAAAGGTGAAGACTCTGTAACTAAGACTAAGCCAGTTGTAGAAGATGCTATTGGTGGCGATGGTCTTGACGATCAGGACTTTGGCGTGTTAAATCAAATGCTTGGTGCGCTTAAGGAAATCAGTGGAACTCTTACGGCAATGAAATCAGACGTTGATTCTGGCGATACATCGAAAAAGAGTTATGCTTTTGACGATACTCTACAGCAAACTAATGTAATTCTCAATAACATTTTAGGCGCAGTTAAAAATGAAGTGCAGGAAGGCAAAAACATTTCCAATGTACAAGAAAGTATTAGCAAGCTGATTAATGCTTTAACGCCAGCTGTTAGTACATTGTATGACGTTGCAAGTGGCATTGTGCAAGCTCAAGAAAGAACTAAGACAAGCACAAGTCTTGCACAGGCAAGAATCGCCAATAATCAAACTAGAAATGATTTAGTTGCCACTGCGCTTGGAGCGGTTGATTACAAAAAAATAAATGGTGGCAGTAGCAAAGTTACTGCTATGATACCGCGTACTGATGGTATTGTTGAAATGGTTGGGTATATTCAAACTGCTACTGATGAATGGGAACAGTTTACATTGCAGGTTGATGAGGCAAATAAAGTAAGCATTCTTGCTTATGACGTTAATGGTCGGGCTGCAAAAGAAGCTGCACGGGCAGCGAAAGCGCTCAAAAAAGAAGAGGAAAATAATCCTAAGTACAACCCTCTAGATACCGCTAAAAAAGCACGTGAAGAATTACGCAAGCGTGGCGCAGATGACACGGAAACTACAGTGCAGTTTAAAGACAGCGGAAGATACACTGTCACTTCAAAAAAGACAATTGGCAATTTGTCTCAGGAAATTTTCCAGACATTTGATGAAGATGTCAAGGCAATGGAGCGCACGACCGTTACGGTGTCCGATCATATTGCTACTGAACTTGCAAGGGCGCACAAATTTATTACGGACAACTCGGCGAACATTGACAGTAAATTGTTGCAAGACTATAAGAGTGCGCATGATATGCTTGTTAATACAGATTGGGAAGGTAATAATGATCTTGATGGATGGAACAAGCAAATTGAGTTGGTCAAGCACTTAGGCAAAGAAGTACAAAAAGTTATTGAAGCAAAACGTAAGTTGAATGAGCAGCCAAATGCTGTCGCTAATGATACGAGATTAAAGGCTTATCTTGCGCAAGTGAATGATGCATTTAAATCAACTGGCATTGATGTTAATGCTCCAAAGACAAAGGAAGAAGAGGCAATTGTCGCAGCTCGCGATGCAGCGCTTAATAAACTGCTAGAGGTTAAAACCGTACAGGGCAATCTAGTAGATCTCAATGGACAAGAAAAACAAGCTGTTGATGCAGTGGTAAAAGCTTTAACAGACAAGACCAGCGCCTACATTCAAACTAAAAAGAACGCTGAAGCGGCAAAGCAAGCTCAGGATGCACTAAACAATATTCCAACTGCAAAGAGCGACCAGGCAAAGAATCTTAAGGATTTTACTGACAACTTAAAGAACTCAAACTTGTTGACCGCAGATTTGTCTGGTCGACTAACTGACATTAACAGCCAATTAAATAATGTTCAAACACCAGATCAACTAGATGAGTGGATCGAAAAGTTTGGAAAATTACAGACTGATATTGAGACGTTTATGCAGTCGCTGAAACAGGCTGGCATTGTAGGTGGCAAAAGTAAAGTAGACGACACACAGCAGTTTATCCTTGATAATATCGATGATGTTACCAACGACAATCTGTTCAATGCTTATGCTGATGCGCATGCAGAACTTGTCGATATACAGAACAAATATGCCAAACAGCCTTCGTTGAGTCAAGCAGACATCGATGCATGGAAATCTCAGATTGATCATGTTAGACTTCTTGGTGATCAGATTGAAAAATTAATTATCAAAAGACAACAACTTGCTGCTCAACCAGGTGTTGCATTAAGTGCAGAAAAGTTGGGTAAATATCAGAGCGACGCAAAAAGCATGCTCAAAGATTCTGGTTTCGATATAAATAAAGAGGAAGACGACGTAGTTTACAAAAAGATTAAGGAAATCTATGGCAAAATACACGATAAGACAAAAGAATTACAAGGTAGCAAAGCTGTATTGACAGATGATCAAATTGCAGAATTTAATAGCTTAATGGCCAATCTTGAGACTTGGACTAAGAGGTATTCTCAGAGGAGACAAGACGAAGAAACACGTCAGAAATTTAATCAAGACAAGCTATCTCAACAAGATGCATTTGACAAATATAAAAATGGCCTTAGCGGCATGGGCGACATGTCCGATGAGGTTAAACATAAATTAGAGCAACTAGGAGAAGAGCTTAAAAAGATTGGCGATCAAGATGCATTGGATGCATGGAAAAAGAGCTTTGAAGAGCTTCAGTCTACTGTCTCAAAAGGTTCTTTGTCAGAAATGGCAGATCTTAAGAGACAGACTAGCGCGCAAGTTAGAGGTTTGGATTTCAAGGATACGGACACTGACTTAGATGATGAGCAAAAAGAAATTATAGCTCTGCGAAAGCAATTAATGACTCAGATTGATGAGTATGTTGCAAAAGTTAAAAACGGCGAGACTGCAGAGATTAACGGTATTAATGCAACAAAAGAAGCGCTAAATGAAAAGATTCGTCTGTATAAAGAAGCGCATAATACTAGCGAACAAAAAGCCAACCAAGGTGTTTATACGGGAGAGTTAAATAAGTACAAAAGAGATATAAACAAAGCCATGAATAATATTGGCTTTAATGCAACAGACGAAAGTCTTGAAGGTGAACAAAAGAAAATTGCCGATATGTACATGAGAATGCGTGTTCAGATTGAAGAGTGTACTGCGGCAGCAAAACGAGGCGAAGAAGTGCAATTGAGTGGTATTAGAGATATCGTAGCT